TCACCATTTATAGGTAACGAGGAAGCTGTAACAAATGAAGATTTCATTGTTAGAGTTTCTAAGAGTCATCAATTACTATAACAGGAGAATATAAACTATGGCTATCTCAAGATCACAACTAGTTAAAGAACTAGAACCAGGTTTAAACGCTCTGTTTGGACTTGAATATAAACGTTATGACAGCGAGCATGAAGAAATCTTCATCAAAGAAACTTCTGACAGAGCTTTTGAAGAAGAAGTTATGTTATCAGGTTTCGGCAACGCTGCCATTAAAGCTGAAGGATCTGGTGTCAACTACGATCAGGCACAAGAAACTTTCACTGCTAGATATACGCACAATACTATAGCTCTTGCGTTCGCAATCACTGAAGAAGCGATTGAGGATAACTTGTATGACAGACTAGCGTCTAGATATACAAAAGCATTAGCTAGATCTATGGCGAATACAAAGCAGGTAACTGCGGCTAACGTATTGAATAATGGATTCAGCACATCTTATTTAGGTGGTGACGGATCTCCTTTATTCTCTACGACTCACGCTACAATCTCTGGAACATTTAGAAACACGCTTGCAACACAAGCTGATTTAAATGAAACATCTTTAGAGCAGTCTTTGATTGACATCGCTGCTTTCACAGATGAAAGAGGTTTAAAAATTGCAGCTCAAGGTATGAAATTAATCATCCCTTCTGAGCAACAATTTACTGCAGACAGATTAATGTCTTCTGCGGGTAGAGTTGGAACAGCTGACAATGATATCAATGCAATTAGAAACAAAGGAATGATTCCACAAGGTTATGTTGTGAACCATTACTTAACTGATTCTGATGCGTTCTTTATCATTACAGATGTACCAAATGGCTTAAAGTATTTCGAAAGATCACCGATTAGAACTTCTATGGAAGGTGACTTCGAAACTGGCAACGTAAGATATAAAGCTAGGGAAAGATACAGCTTCGGCTGGTCAGACCCAAGAGGCGCTTTCGGTTCATCAGGATCGTAAGAACCTTATCTGCTTAATATTTAAGCACTTTTTATTTAATGGGGTGGGTTTATCTCACCCCATTAATATGTTAGAAAGAATGAACTATGACAAAATTGTTTCAAGTAAAAATTAGAGCGTATGGACACATGGCTGATTTTAACATTGAAGCAGAAGATAGTGCAGAAAGTATAGAAAAAGCTATCCTTGACAAAATAGGACAAAATGGGGTATTGTTAAGGAACAGCAATAGAATGTTTTCAACATCTAAATGCTGGATAACCTATGAGGAGGTTGTAAATGATATCAGTTCAAGACCTTTACAAAAAGAAGAGGTCATTAGAACTTGATTGGGAGCAACACTACATTCAAGAGGGTAAGTATACTCTTGACATGGTTAAAATTGACGAAAAAATAAAAGACGTCATTAACCATATTAAAATGTCTGAAGCTGAAATAGCTCATAGACAAATTAAAGTAGAGATGGCTGCTCCTGAATTTTCTGTAGCTAGTTAAATCCTAGCTATATATCCGAAAACTAGATTTTCGATGTAGGAACCCCTTGCGCTATTTAATAAATTAAGCTATATTTAAGTAACTATACATTAACATCTGATGTAGACGCGTATAGTCGACAGCCTAATGACTACATTGGATTATTTAGGAGGATAATAATATGGCAAAAACTACATTTCAAGGAGTAGTAAGATCTTACGGCGGACAAAATAAAGAGTCTAACGTATTTCCAGGAACAGTTGTTCTTGCAGCTAAAGGAATTATAGATGCTTCAACATCTGTGTTTTCTGCAGTTACAGGAATTAATGGAGGAGCAATCGTTCTTCCAGCAGGAGCACAAATTACTGATGTTGTACACGCAGCAACAGGTACAGCTGACAAAGCATTAAATCTTGGAACTACTTCAACAGCAGCGCAAGCAGCTTCTACTTCAATCGCTAGTGCATTAAGTGCTAACGGTGTTCAATCAGCTCTTGCTGGTAATGATTTAGGAACTGTTGCAACAACTCCACTTACAGTTAATTCAACTGTATTTGGTGCTGGAGTATCAGGTTCTACGCTTGCTTCTACATCATCTGTAATCATTTATTACGTAATCAGTGATAATGGTAAACCAGGTGAAGTTGGACCAGCTTAATTAATTTTTTAATAGAGCTCCTTCGGGAGCTCTATTAATATAAGGAGAAAAAATGAGTTACAAAAGTGATGTAAAACCAGTCGTTACAAGTTCTACAAATGCAGTTCTTTTTACAGGACCTACAAGACTTCGTGGATATATGATTCAATCAACAGGAAGTTCAGGAACAGCTGTTATTAATGGTTTAGCAAATGCTACAACTGTTAGTTCTTCAACTAATACACAAGTTTATATTAGTGTTGCAGTTGGTGCTAACCAAACTGAAACTTTAAATATTCCAGAAGACGGAGTTTTATATGCTCAAAGAAATGGAACAGCAATTGTTGACGGTATTGGTGTAACTGCTAATAGTAGTGCATTAAGTATTACGCTATTTATAGATAAGTAGGAGAGTAGATGACTACTTCCGGAACTACAAGTTTCAATCTTGAACTAGATGAGCTTTTTGATGAAGCTTACGGACGTGTAGGTATTGGAGGAACTAGAACTGGTTATCATTTAAGAGCAGCAAGAAGAAATCTTAATATTTTATTATCAGAGTGGGATAATAGAGGTGTTCATTTATGGAAAGTAAAATTAGCTACAATCCCATTAGTATTAGGACAAGCTGAATATAGTTATTCATCAGATCCTTCTAATTATCCTAATGATATTAATGATGTACTAGAGGCTTATATTAGAAATAATACCTCTCCGAATGCTTCATTACCAACAGATACTTCATTAACTAAAATAGACAGATCAGCTTATGCAGCTTTACCAAATAAATTATCACAAGGAACACCTTCACAATATTATGTTCAAAGAGGATATAGTCCAAGTATATTTTTATATCAAACACCAGGAACACAATTTTCAAGTGCATCTACACCAAGTAATTATCAATTAAGATTTTATTATCTTGCTAAAATTGAAGATGCTGGAGCTTATACAAATACTCCAGATGTTGTATTTAGATTTTTACCAGCTTTAACTTCAGGACTTTCTTATTATTTAAGTATTACTTATAAACCTGAAAAAACAGAAATGTTAAAATTAGTTTATGAAGACGAAATGCAAAGAGCATTAACTCAAGACTCACAAGCTGCTTCATTATTTATATCACCAAAAACATTTTATGGAGATGGTGTATAATGACAACCTTTGCTACAGGTAAGAAAGCTTATGCTATATCTGATAGATCTGGCCAAAGATTTCCATATGATGAAATGGTTACTGAATGGAATGGATCATTTGTACATACTTCAGAATATGAAGCTAAACAACCTCAATTAGAACCAAAAGTACCAGGTAATGATCCACAAGGTTTATTAAATGCAAGACCCGATCGTGTAGAACCATTATCGGTTGTATTATTATCTTTTAATCCATTATTATCAACAGCAGGTAGTTCTACTATTTTAATAACAGAACCTGGTCATGAAAAGACAACAGGAAATCAAATTATATTTACAAATGTAAATGCGGCTAATGGATTCACTAATGCTATGTTAAATACAACACTTGGATTTTCACTAACAGTAGTCAATACTAATCAATATACTATCAATGCTCAAACTACCGCGAGCGCGAGTGGGAACTTTGGTGGTCAACCTTCAGTTGGGCCTGCAGCGGTTGCATTACCTAATAATGCTTTTGAAGTGACAGCAGGTAGTTCTACAATACAAGTAAATCAACCAAGTCATGGTAAAACAACTGGAGATACAGTTAAATTTCAAAGTTTAACGGTGGTTAATGCATTTTTAACATCTTCAGGATTTCAACAATCTGTATTAACAACTTCAACAGGATATAGTATAACAGTTGTTAATGTAGACAATTATAGATTTAATGCATCTTCAGGAACTGGTGCAATAAATACTACAATTGGCGGAGGATCGGCAACAGCACAAACTATATAATTATGAGCTTAACATACGGACAACTACAAACACAAATTAGAAACTATACGGAAGTTGATAGTAATGGATTATCTGATTCTACGCTTTCTGTAATAGTACAAAATACTGAAAATAGAATTTATAGAGAATTAAATATTGATGCTTTTAGATTATATGCATCAGCAGTAACTACAGCTGGAACAACAACTATTTCTGTACCATCAGGACTTCGTAATATTAGATATGTAGAAATGATTTCTCCAAGTGGAGAAATTAACACTTTAGAACAAAAAGACAGTTCTTATATGGCTGAATTTAATAACTTTCCAAATTCTTCTACTTATTATGAAAAACCAAGATATTGGGCCAATTGGAATGAAACTACATGGTTTGTATCCCCTACTCCTAATACAACCTACACAATTAATATTGCATATTATCAACAACCTGCTAGTATAACATCCACTACATCTGCAACTACTTATGTTTCAGTGTATGCACAGGATGTTCTTTTATATGGTTCTTTAGTAGAGACATATAAATACTTGAAAGGTCCTGCAGATATGATACAAACTTATGAACAGTCTTATCAGCAAGCTATAAGAACGTTTGGTGATGAGCAAATGGGATTAAGAAGAAGAGACGAGTATGTTGATGGTGAACTTCGTATTCCTTTAAAAAGTAATCCACCATCACAATAAAATTAAGGAGTTAATATGGCAAATATAGTACCAGATAGTTTTAAAGAAGAATTATTTGAAGCGATTCACGATTTTACAGCTTCTACAGGCGATACATTTAAATTAGCTTTATACAATACTGTTTCAGGTTTTGCTGCTGCAACAACAACTGTGTATGCTGCAACAATCGGATCAAGTGTTGAAGTGACAGGTACAGGTTATACTGCTACTGGAGCAACTCTTACAAATATTTCACCAACAGTTGCACAAAATGTTGCATTCGTAGATTTTGATGATGTAACTTTTTCAACAGCAACTATTACAGCATCATGTGCTTTAATTTATAACACAACAAATGGAAGCAAAGCAGTTGTGGTATTAGATTTTGGTGGTGATAAAACTTCAACGAACGGCGACTTTACTATTCAGTTCCCAGCAGCGAATTCAACAAGCGCAATCTTGAGAATATCGTAGTAGTTCGCCATAAAAAATTATGGCTAATAATACTTGGGGAATACATCCATGGAGTCAAGGCGAATGGGGTCAACAGACTACTGATGTAGTTGTAGAAGTTGGTATTTCAAAAGGTTGGGGTCGTGTTTCATGGGGCGAAGGAGCGTGGAATGAATCAGTTCCAATTGATGCTCTATCATTAAATTCAGGAACCATTTCTATAATTGGTAAAGCAGAAGTTGCTTTAACCGGAAATAATTTACAAGTTGAAACAGGAACAATTACATTTGCTGGTAAAGCAACAGTTGATGTAACAGGAAATAATTTAACTTTAAATATTGGCAACGCCATTGTAACTGCAAAGTCTAATGTTAATGCAGATACAAATTTATTAAATTTACTTGTTCAAAATCCAAATATCATTGCAGGTGGTTCAGTAACCGATGCAGTTGTTGGTGAAGAATTAGAAGTTAATGTTGGAACAGTATCATTTAGTTTAGATCAAGTATTTACTGCAACAGGATCAAGTGTTCAAATAGGAACAGGTCAAGTTACAATTCAATTACCAACTGTTATTCAAGCAACAGGTTCGAGTGTTGTCACATCTGTAGGAGATGTTGAAATTAATGCTAAAAACTTTGTAGATGTAACAGGTAATCAAGTTAATGTTCAAACTGGTAATCCTACTCTTTCACTAGGATTAGGAGTAACGGCTACTGGCTCTAGTGTAACAGTTAATGTTGGTACAGTTAACATAGAATCTAGATATTTTGTTACAGGAAATCAGGTAACGGTAGGGGTTGGAAATGTAATACTTTCAACAGATCAGGTTATAATACCTTCTTCAAATCAATTGACAGTAGGTTCAGGAAGCCCTATTATATATGGCTGGAATATTATAAATCCAACAACAGGTCAAAACTGGTCTGCTATAAACCCGAACACAGGACAAAACTGGGTTGATATAACTTAATAAAAGTGATATGGAGAATTTAATATGGCAAGTACATTTAGTAATTTAGGTTTAAACCTACAAGCAACTGGTGAAAACTCGGGTACCTGGGGTGAATTAACTAACGTCAATTTACAAGAAATAGATAATGCGATCGCCGGTGTTGTAACAATAACACTAACAGGCAATACGACATTAGCATTTACATCAAATGCAACTTCTACGACATTCACAGATGAAGCTGGAAGAAATAAAACAATTATTTTATCTGGAGCATTATCAGCAACAACAGTTACAGTTTCAGTTCCAAATATAGAAAAAGATTATGTCATTATAAACAATTCAGGTGCAACAGCTACTATCTCATCAGGAGGTTCTACAACTGTATCTATTGCAACAGGTTCTAAAAATTATGTAATTGTAGACCCATCTACAACTTCGGTTATTTCAGCGATTCCTGCATCAAATCCAGGTGGATCTAATACAGAAGTTCAATTTAATAATAATGGCGCTTTTGGTGGTATATCTAATACTACTGCGGGCTTTATATTAACCTCAAATGGAACTACTTCTACGCCATCTTTTCAAGTGAATAACGGAATTACGGCTGGAAAATCTATTGCATTAACATTAGTTTTCGGATAATAATTAACAAGGAGATAAAATATGGCAAATCCAAATATAGTATCAGTAAACTCGATATTCGGTAATACCACAGGTATTGCATTAACTACAACTCTTACAACAGTATTACTTGCTAACGCAGCAGCATCAGGAAAAGTTTATAAAATAGAATCTATCATGGTTGCAAACGTGGATGGTACAAACGCTGCAGACGTAACTATTGATTGGAATACAAATGCCGGCGGAACGGGAACTTCTATTGCACTTGCTGCAACTATTTCTGTACCAGCAGATGCAACATTAAATTTAGTCGACAAGAACTCATCTTTCTATCTAATGGAAAATCAATCTATCATTGGAGGCGCAAGCGCTAACTCTGATTTAGAATGCATTATTAGTTACGAAGATATAAGTTAACCGGGAGATTCAAGCTATGTCTAATGGCGGAATTATCGGTCCAATTAATGATCCCACATTAGCGGATCTTACAACCACATTCACAGCATCAGGAACTTATGCATCACCAGGAATAGGTCCTCTTGAAGCAGATTATTTAGTTATTGCTGGAGGTGGAGGAGGGGGTAATGGAGCAGGTGGAGCAGGTGGATATAGAACATCTTTCCCTGGAGGAACAAAATTAACAATACCAGCAAGTCCTATTACAGTTACAGTTGGAGCAGGTGGAGCAGGTACGGGTGGTACTGGATCTAATGGTAATCCATCTATTTTTGCAAATTCTCCCTCTCCTATTACATCAACAGGTGGTGGAGGTGGAGGTGGAAATGAAGGCACTCCAGGAAATGGTGCTGGAAGTGCAGGTGGATCAGGTGGTGGAGGAGGTTTTAGATCTTGTGCTAGTCCAGCGGTAGGAACTGGTGGAGCAGGAAATAGTCCTCCAACAAGTCCTCCACAAGGAAACTCTGGAGGAAATGGAGCTTATAATTTAAATACAGGAGGAGGAGGTGGTGCTGGAGGAACTGGTCAAACTGTACCTGGATGTGGTCCAAAAGGAGGTGATGGAGGAATAGGATTAGCTAATTCAATTTCAGGTTCATCAGTAACAAGAGCAGGTGGCGGAGGAGGTTATTCTAGATATGGAACACCAGGACCTGGAGGACCTGGAGGAGGAGGAGCAGGAGGAGCAGGTTGTGGACCCGGAATTTTACCTTCTACACCAGGAACAATTAACACCGGAGGTGGAGGTGGAGGTGGTGGTGGGGCACCAGGAGGAGCTACAGGCGGTTCAGGAATTATTATTATAAAACAATATAGTGCAAATAGAGTAGCACCAGGAGTCTGGTCATTAAGTGAAGCATATAATTACAAGAAAGCTGGACAATGGACTTCATAAATATGACCTTTCATTTTATAAAAAATTGTATTATAATAACATTTAGGAGTTAAAAATATGGCACATTTTGCAGAGATAGATAACAACAATTTAGTATTAAGAGTTGTAGTAATAGACAATAACGACGTAAACGCAAATGGCGGCGATCAATCAGTTGGAGCAGAAGAAGCAGTTAAAAAAATTGTTCCTTTTACAACTGGAAATAGATGGGTTCAAACTTCTTATAACAATAATTTCAGAAAACAATATGCTGGAATTGGTTACACGTTTGATTCCACAAAAAATAAATTTATCGCACCACAACCATTTGCATCTTGGTCGCTAGACTCTAATGACGACTGGCAAGC